TCCAACATCTACAAGTTTACCTTGTCTACTGCTGGTGCTATGCCTACGCTGACCAGTGCTATCACTGCAGCAGAACTACCAGTAGGTGAGATCGTATTTAAGATTGCTTACTACCTTGGCAATATGGCTATTGGTACTAGCCAGGGTATGCGTATGGCAGATGCAAGTCAACTCGATGGTTCTATTACCTACGGTGCTTTGATCTTTGAATCAACCCAACCAGTCTATGACTTTAGTTTCCGTGATAGATACATCTGGGCTGCCTCTGGCGTTGATGGTCAGGTCGGTGTGACTCGTGTAGATATGGGTCAACCATTAGGTAACCTTCAGTTCCCTTATGCCTATGACTTGTACAACCCAGCAGATACGTTAGGTCACTACACCACAGCCTGTGCTTTCCTTGGTGATACCAACCGCCTTGCTTATTGCAACGCTGGTAATGGTTCAGATGGTTCTATCTACATTGAGTCTGCATCTACATTGATGGCAGAAGGCTTCCTGCGTACAGGCTATGTTCGATACAACACACTAGAACTCAAGATCTACAAGTTGATGCAGGCTCGCATTGATACTACCAATGGTGGGCTTAACATTGACTCCATTGACTATGCCGATAACTTCTTCCGCATTGGTACCTTTGCACAAGAGTCATCAGTTCCAGAGATTAACATTAACTATCCTCAAGCATCACAAGAGTACCTTGGCTTCCAGTTCACGCTGACTCGTTCATCTACTGATGTTACTAAGGGCCCATTGTTTACTGGCTACCAGATTAAAGCGTTGCCTGCTATCCCACGTCAGCGTTTAATCCAGTACCCATTGTCTTGCTTTGACCACGAATCAGATCACTTCGGGGTAGAGGTTGGCTATGAAGGTTCAGCATATGTACGTATGAGCCAACTAGAAAACATTGAAAACGCAGGTGACACCATTCGCGTTGAAGACTTTAGAACTGGTGAATCATACATTGGACTTATCGAAGAGATGAGTTTCGTAAATGCTACCCCTTCAGATAAGCGATTCAGCGGCTACGGTGGAACGCTCTTAGTAACCATTAGGACGGTCTAATGCAGGCACAAGACTACGCAACAGTTGCTGTTGCAGTAATGACAATCATTGGTGGCTTCGTTGGCGCTGTAAAATGGATGGTCAAGCACTATCTCAATGAACTTAAGCCCAATTCTGGATCAAGCCTCAAAGATTCCGTTACTAGGCTAGAGGAAAAGGTTGAGATTCTCTACCAGATTATGATTCAACGAGGTGGCAAGTGATTCCATTAGCAAAGAGAGCAACTCCTGCTGCTATCGCAGCGCTACGTCAGGCAACAGCCTTGCGCCCAAAACGCAAGAAGGCAAGCGATGGGCTACTACCATCTAAGGATCACGTCAAGCAGAACCCAAACTCTGACCACAACTCAGGCTTTGCAGTAGACATTACTCACGACCCAGTAGATGGTATTGATTGCGCCTTTGCTTTCATTAGACTACAGCAGGACAAGCGCGTGAAGTATCTAATATTCAAAGGCAAGATATGGTCACCTGAAAAGGGCAACCGTGATTACACAGGTTCCAATAAGCACAACAAGCATCTTCACATATCAATCAAAGATAAATGTGGAGATGACACTTCCCCTTGGTTCCCTTGGTTGGGTAAGCCAAAGGCTGTCAATAAGGTCAAGGCAAAAGTTAAGCCTTTACCTAAGAAGAAAGAACCAACAAGTCCAAAGGAGTAACAATGGATAAGAACAAGTTAAAGGCAATGGCAGCAACTTATTTGCGTGCTGGTATTGCAGCAGTAATTGCTTTGTATCTTGCAGGCGTAACAGATCCAAAGGCTTTAGCATCAGCAGCACTTGCTGCAGTTGCAGGTCCACTGCTAAAGGCACTGGATCCAAAGGCTACAGAGTTTGGTCGTGGGTCTAAGTAACCCACTAGCGCGAGGCAATAGAAAGAGGCCCCTCTTCGGAGGGGCTTCTTTTTTTATGCCTAAAATATGCCTGAGTTACTGTCCCCTGCAAGGTGTGTCTTGAGCCTGTGGCAGTTAGCACACAGGGTCTGAAGGTTGGCTGGATCATTGTTAAAGCGATCACCGTCTATGTGGTCTACGTCCAGTTGACTGATGTGTACTGGCTTAAAGTTGCAGTGCTGGCAGTAGTCCTTCTTGTGGACTGCGTATGGGTACTGGCTCTTGATGATGTTGCGTCTGTAAACCGTGAAGCATCTGTATCTACTGGTAGCCGTAGACATTCTACCGTCTCTGAGTTTGATTTTAATAGGGCCACAGACTGAGCAAATGCCAGTGCGATCCTGCTCATTAATCTGTGAAAGTCTGTGCTTCATACCTGTCAGGTTCACAAGGGACTCGTACCAAAGCACCGCAAGAAAAGCAGGTGGCATCTAGGAAATACCAGGATAGTTCATAGTCATCAAAGGATGCTGCGACGTTGAATACTTGAGAGCCACAGATACATACGTGTACTGGTCCTAAGTCCCGCAAATCAGCGCCAGTGACCTTTGGTAACCAACGCAGCGGGTTTCTGTGCTTCATTCTTGGCAGGGTTGGTAGACGGAGAGACACGGTAACCTGTCGGTTACCTACCCCTTGCGCCCTTGAAGGGCGCTCTGTCTTTTTCTGCTCGCTCACGCTCGCAATTGTACACATACCCTTATCTAGTATGTGTCTTACGACACGCCGTGATAGGATGCCCAGTATGACAACTCTCGTAGGTATCCAAGGTCACGACTTTGTAGTCTTTGCAGCAGATAGTCAGATCACAGATGGTGACCAACGCATCATCTCTATCGAAACTCCCAAGATAATCTCGGTAGGTAAGTACCTACTCGGTCTTACTGGTGACTCACGACCAGGAGATATCCTTGCCTATTCTTGGAAGCCACCTGTATATCGTGGTGAAGATCCCGTTCGCTTTATGGGTAGCAAGATTCTTCCCAGTATCTCGGCTGCTTTCAAGGAAGGTAACTATGAGGTCGACAACAAGGAGATGAACTTCTCGTTCCTTATCTCGTTCAACGCTCACCTGTTCTCTATCGGTGGTGACCTGTCCTTTAATACATCTGAGCGTGGGCTGTTCTCGGCAGGCTCAGGTGGAAATTATGCCCTTGGGTACTTGTATTCCTTGCCACCTAAGAATTACAATAAGGTTCTAACAGCAAGTGTGGTGGCAGAAGAGTCGGTCAGGATTGCATCCTTACTAGATATCAATACGCATCCACCAATACAAATAATAGCACAGGAAAGGGTATAAATGAAAGAGATAATTGCACTTTGTGCAACAAGTTTTCTACTAGGTTTTGTTACAGCATATGGCTTTGATACCTGGTTAACGTGGAGAGATGACCGCAAGTGGAGATAACAGATCCAAGAGAACTACTACTCACTGCCTTACGTGCAGGTGATGCAAAGCGTTCACGCTCTACACAGGCACAAATAGGACCATCAGAGTTAGGTGGTTGCCGTCGCAAGGTTTGGTATAGATTGAATGACCAGCCAGAGACCAATGAGAACGAGATGAAACTCGCTGCCATTATGGGTACTGCTATCCACGCAGAGATCGAGAAGGCATTAGCAGACAACCCAGATGTGATGATTGAAACATTGGTTGAATACAATGGGATGAAGGCACACATTGACTGCTACGTACCAGGTACTGGTGATGTCATTGACTGGAAAACAAGTAAGGTCAAGAACCTTTCGTACTTCCCATCGACACAGCAACGCTGGCAGGTGCAGACTTACGGCTATCTATTGGCTAAGAACGGCTACGATGTGAAGCGCGTCTCGCTCGTTGCTATTGCACGTGATGGTGATGAGCGAGATGTCAAAGTACATACAGAAGATTATGATGAAACAGTAGCACTACAAGCATTGAACTGGTTAGAGGCTATCAAGGTTGCAGACAATGCACCTGACCCAGAACGTGATGCCTCTTATTGCAAACACTATTGCAAGTTCTATGACGCATCGGGTGAGATGGGATGCGTTGGTATAAAAAAAGAACTTACACCAGCGACTGATCTGGTGATTGAAGATGCAGATGTTGACAAGAATGCATTGCTGTACCTACAGTTAGCATCACAAATTAAGGTACTAGAAACACAACAAGATTCATTGAAGACTTCTTTTGAAGGATTACTGGGTGTAACGCCTAGTGGAATAGAAGTCAGTTGGACAACTGTCAGAGGACGTGAAAGTATTGACAGTGAAGAGGTAGAGAAACTACTTGGGTATGTGCCTAAGAAGTTTGGTAATGAATCACAACGTCTATCAATTAAACAAACTGGAGGAAAGTAAATGGCTGCAAATGAAAACACAAAGTTCCAGATTAACTATAAGTTAAGCGACGGAACACTCATCAATCTTTATGCAACAGATGTGAAGGATCTTGAGACAGGGCTAACAGACCTATCGATGGTGTCTGCACTAATCAAATCAACATCTGCTGAATTAGCAGGCGGTCCCTCAATTGAAACTGCAGTCAGCAATATCCAGGCACAGTTCAATACGACACCAGTTGCAGCACCAAGTCCAGTAGTTACTGAAGGACAGACACCTACCTGTAAGCACGGCAATATGACATACCGTACTGGTACATCAGCACGTGGACCTTGGAGAGCGTGGATGTGCTCTGCACCAAAGGGTGCAGCAGATAAGTGCGACCCTATCTTCTTGCGATAATCAGATGCGGGAGCCTCGTGAGTACGAGAACCCGCTATGTGCAGAGATAGGTGGTGACTTCTGGTTTCCTGATAAAGAAAAGGATTCAATAAGTCAATCTGAAAGTCAGTATGCGAAGTCAATCTGTAAACGTTGTACTCATAGAACTGAATGCGCTGAGTGGGGAATCCACAAGGAGCAGTACGGTATATGGGGTGGGCTTGCACCACGTGAACGTCTTGTAGTAAGAAGACATCGCAGAATAAATCTTGGAGGGGATGAAGAAGTTGCTTAATCTAAAGAGGGCGATGGGCGGTAGCCACATCAAGGCTATGCCGTTGCCTGATGTATGGACTGGCCTTGCTGGTGAGTCCATTAAGTTTAGACGTGGGCAAGTATGTATGGTTGCTGCTGCACCTAATGCTGGTAAGAGTATGTTTGCTCTTGTCTATGCTATTAGGGCTAAGGTGCCTACACTTTTCTTCTCGGCAGATACTGATACCGCAACAGTCTTGATGCGATCTGCAGCACAGATCTCAGGACACACACAGTTAACCGTTGAGTCTAATATGGAATACAAAGAAGACTTTTACGGTGAACACCTATCAAAGATGTCACACATACAATGGGTATTCGATTCAAGTCCATCATTAGATGACATTGAATTGGAGATTAAAGCCTACGTTGAACTGTATGGAATAGCACCTGAGTTAATTATCATTGATAACTTAATGAATGTTGCAGCCGAAACAGACAATGAATGGGCAGGGCTACGTGCAATTATGATGGAGTTGCACGATATGGCACGCAAGACTCAGGCTTGCGTCTTAGTACTCCATCACGTCAGCGAGCAGAGTGAGTATGGCTCACCGAGTATGCCACCTCCGCGTCGTGCTATTCACGGAAAGGTCAGCCAGTTACCTGCGCTGATACTCACATTGGGTTATGACCCATTTGAAGGGATGTTGCGTGTGGCTGCGGTGAAGAATCGCTTTGGTCCACACACAGCAGATGCCTCTAAGTGGGCTACACTATTTGTTAACTTTGCAGCGTGCCAGATAGGAGATCAAGATGCACAAGGTAGGGCCTACTTACGTGGTTGATATTCAGGAGCGCACGAATGCATAGAGAAGCAAATATAATTGGATGCTGGGTCAGTGTTGGTATTGCTCAGCAGATAGCGTTAAGCATTGTGATTAGTAAGTACTCTATTAGTTTAGATATAGGTCCGTTCTATCTAGTGTTGGAGTTCTAATGGCTAATCCCAATGGACGTAAAGGTTCTCAGTTTGAGACAGATGTGATGAAGTGGCTTCGGAGTGTCGGAGTTATGGCAGAACGTTTGACTAAGGCTGGGGCAAAAGATGAAGGAGATATGGTTGCGATCATCGCAGGAAAAACCTACATCCTTGAACTCAAGAACAGGGCAACCCTTTCCTTGCCTGAGTTCTGGAGAGAAGCAGAAGTTGAGGCGCTTAACTACGCTAAGGCTCGTGGTATTGGGGAAGTGCCACTGCATTACGTTGTAGTTAAGCGTCGCAACTCTGGAATAGATAAAGCCTGGGTCATTCAAGACCTAGCACAATGGATTAAGGAGAAACAATAATGCCAGTACCAGAAGGTGACATCACAACATCAGAGATCCTAATACCAGAACAAGAAGTAGTTGAAGATTCAACCACTGAAGAAGAGGCAGATGATAGTACGCCTGAGTAGGGATGAAGTCAGAGTTTGTACACTGCTTGCAACAGAGCGTTGGCTTGCAAAGTATGGTTCTGTAGACAGACCTAACTATGCAGAGGGTAAGAAGAACGGCTACCTAGAGCACGAACTTCTTGCCAATGTCCGAGCCAACGTATCTGAGTGGGCTGTTGCATCACTGACTGACACTGCTTGGAATGTACCGTGGTATCCCAATGAACTACATCCTCGTCGTGCTAAGTTGCCTGATGTTGGTGTTAACTTTGAGGTACGCACAGTACGCACACGTGATTCAGTTCCATTTTGGAGCAAAGATAGTGGCAAGATCATAGTGGGAACTAAGATTCTTGATGAGGATTACTATTCACAGGTTGAAGTATATGGTTGGTGTAACCCTGAAGAGTATGCAGTAGCACAATACAGAGATGAAACCATCGGTGGATGGCGTGTACCAGTAACAGAACTAAAGGAGTTTTAATGATTTGTCAGAACTGTACTAAGGCTGGGGAAGAGAACACTCTAACCCATTACAAGCGTGCCTTTAACTGGCACGACAAATGCAACGACAAGGGGTGTGTATGCCAGCACAAGACTGGTCCAGGGTACGTAAGACGGGGCGATTCAAAGGTTCCGTTGATGCAAACACAATCCCCATAGGATTAATTGTTCTCCACTATGGAGGCGAAGTTCGAGAGGGTAGGTCTGCATCGGTAAGGTGCTGTATCCATCCTGATAAAAGAAGAAGTGCTGTCATTAATACCTATGACAATTTGTTCTTCTGCCACACTTGCGGGAAGGGTGGTAACGCAGTCAATGTTGTAGGTATCATAGAGAACTTGGAGTTTAAGGATGCACTTGCACGAGCAATCGAAATCGTTGCTGGAAGCGGTCAATCACTACAGCAAAAACCTGGACACAAGGGCAATAGAGTATCTCGAAGGACGTGGGATCTCTGAAGATGTTGCTCAACAGTTTTCTTTGGGTGTAGTAACAGACCCAATCAATGGTCACGAAATGCACACGGGCTGGCTTTCTGTGCCCTATCTGACTGCACTTGGTATGTGTGTGGGTGTGAAGTTTCGCAGATTAGATGATGGCAAGCCCAGGTACGGTGCACCAGCAGGGCAGAAGGGTCACCTTTATAACGTGGCTGATGTCACCATCGATTCATCTATTATCGTGGTGTGTGAAGGTGAGTTAGATGCGGTAGTTGTATCAGGTATCTTGAACCTACCAGCAGTTGGAGTACCAGGAGTGCAGGCTTGGAAGCCACACTTTAATAAGTTATTTACAGGCTATGACATTGTGTATGTAGTCGGTGACAATGACATCAAGGAAGATGGCACCAACCCAGGTGCTGAGTTCTCCCGCCGTGTCTCACAAGAAATAATGAACTCACGCATAGTATCATTGCCACCATCAATGGACATCAACGACTTCTATCTTGCAAATGGTAAAGAAGAAGCGTTAAAATTATTTGGAGGTGTGTAATGTATGACAATGACCGAGAACGAGTGGGTCATAATGGTACAGACTTTGCAGCATATGGGCTTTCACATCTTGCACCAAGACAGGATGAGCCAAACAATACTGATACGCCCGCAGCCAACCCGTTAGCAGATCACGCTGCTGTTACTGGATACCGTGGCAGTGGTGTATCAACTGATGACTTAACATCCTTCATCGAATCCTTTGCATCTCTTCGTGCTGGACGTGTCAAGGGTGTGGGTCACGATCAATACTCACACGCTAAGGGTCAGAAGTTCGAGTCCTTTACCGCATCAGATACCATCAGAGAATTGATTGAAGAGTTAGCAGATGCCAGTAATTACATAGACTTCCTTGCCATCAAGTTGCTGAACATTCAGCACACTATAGATCGGGTGTTACCAGACTGTGACTGAACCGCATCCAGTAATCAATGACATCATACCTAGCGTGGTGACCATTGTTCATCGTCGCTATCGTAAGTATGTAGACCGTACTGACCTGACACAAGAAGCATACGCTTGGGTAATGACACGCGTCGCATACTTCAATGGCTTGCTAGAAGAAGAGGAAGAGGCTGTGCGCTTGGGTAACCAAAGGCGTATCGGCTGGCAGATGAAGCGTGCTATCGAACGCTATGCTCGCAAAGAGAAGGCTGTTAAGTCAGGGTATCAGACCAATGATGAATCATTCTATGATGTAATCACTATCGCACAACTCTTGCCGTATGTAATTGCAAGCGTGGTCAATGATACTGCCATTGAACAGGCACAAAACCTTATCAATGATGGCACACCACGCAAGCCTGCTGCACCAGCAGAAGGTGGCAACCTATTAGCCACGCTCATTGACATCAAGAAGTCTTATGAGTTACTAGATGAAGATGAGAAGAACATCCTGCGTCTTCGCTATCACGAGAACTACACATTGCAACAGTTGAGTGAGACTATTGAGTGTGCTATCTCTACTGCTGATCGTAGATGTGGCAACGCACTACGCAAACTACTTAACTTTATGGGAGGGGAGTCTCCTTACCAATGACATACGACTACGAATGCCCAGGGTGCGGTGATGTACGCACTATCGAACGCAAGATGACTGACCCTGAAGATACATACATCTGCGACAACTGCCATACAGAGTTCAGACGTAAGTGGTCTGCTCCTGGTGTGGTCTTCAATGCGCCAGGATTTTATAGCACAGATAATAAATGATCGAAGGCTTATCCTTCTCAGACAAGCAAAGAACCCCACCGCAGGAAGGGTAGCGGTGAGGCTCTTTGTGTCCGAAAGGAGGATGCACTTAAAGTGTATCAGTACCAGCCTCGTCTGTCACTATGGGCGAGAGCGCGACACGCACTCCCTCTATAGCGATGACCAATGTATCGTAGACCGTGAAGGATTTGAAGTTCAGGCTGTCCACTACGTTCTCTAAGGAGTTGAGCAATTCCATAAGCCGAACTTCCTCGCTGGTTCTTGGCAAGGTGGTCAAACCTGCTTTCACGGGTCCATAGGGTGACAAGGCACGCAACCTCTCTTCTCGAATATCCGAGAGCACGACTATATTCTCTTGCGATTCGTTTGTTCTCACGCTTCTCCTCCATCGTTGCCTTCGTTCGTTCCTTTATCCATAGTTTCTTTGAGGCTAGGTCCACCTCTTCCGTCTGATGTGCGGACACGAACACCGACAACAGGGACAGTATTACCATCAAGATCAATCCACGTTTTACCTTCTTGTTCATCTGCCTTCTTCTCCATTTCGAGCAACTGCTTATAGGTATCAGGGTGTAGATGAGCAAGGCGTATCAACGCACGGTCTCTTGCCCTTCTGTAATTGCGTTGGCGTACTGCTTGTTTAGCAGCACCAACCAATCTTTTATTTGTTTCCATTGTTAGTCTTGTCCTCCCATACAATCAGCACGTAGGCTATCAGCATTATCACGGCTAGACCTATCCAGTAACTCATTGTGTGCTCGCCATCACAGCAAAGACAATCTTTGTAATGTCGATGGGTTCAATCATCAACCGCGCATCCTCTTCCCCTGCCTCCCAGCAGGAGACCAATAGGCGTGAGTTAAGAGGTGACCTGCGTAGCCATTCGACTGCGCTGTGCGGATCTTCCCCGCCCCATACTGCGTTGCCCTCCTCTGTTGCTATCTCGTAGAAGTTCACCAGTTTATTCTTTGGATGGAATCCCACCACGTTATCAGTTGTCATCTTCTCCTCCTTCGTTGAATGTATCTACCATAGACAGGGCGTAGACCATACGCATAAGGTTCATCCCTGCCTCCTTCTCCATCTCTTCATCTTGTACCTGCATTAGTGCAAGGTTGCGACACAACTCTGCCTTTGCTTTCCAGTACTCTACCGTAGGCTCAGTCATTCTTAATCTCCTCTACCTCGAAGTAATACTCCACCTTGTTCTCATCAAGGGCGCTCAACTTGTCACGTTCTGATGCGCCCCACATACGAGCCTCTAATTCTGTGCTGAATTCTTTGCTCGCTGTATGGACTACCTTTGCAATTGATATCTCATATTCCTTCATTCTCTTTACCTTCCTTTACTATGTCGCTGATGGTCTTCTCCACCTTCTCTGTTGGTAGTTCGATCTTCGAGAGAGCCTCACCTAGCGCTGTGCGCCAGTTGCTACCTCCTCCTGTGGCAAGTTGCTTAGGTTCTGACCCTGCAAAATCCCATAGTTCTACATCATATTGTTTGTTGGCGGGTGCAATCACCACGGTGAATACAAACTGCGCCATCTTGTCCTGCTCACTCATCTTGTCCTCCTTTGTTGATGTAACACACGTGGCACAAGGCTATCTTGTCCACGATACCGCCTTCTCTTTCTTGCTTGCACTCATTACACATCATCTTCTCCTCCTTCTTCACTCATCTTCTTCTCCATCCAGTAGGCTACCACACCTATCGGTAAAGCATATAGTAAGAGCAACGCCCATAGAACTATCGCATCATCGATCATTTTCTCCTCCTTCTTTGCAGATACAGAGCCATTCTACTTGCCCACAATCCTTGCAATAGTCGCTCATTCCTCGCTCCAATCTCTAGCAGTCCAGCCGTCGCAAAACTTATCTTCCGTGCGTGGGTGCCAGTGAGAGAACTCCCACTGAGAGAAGAAAGTTTTCATCAATTTATGGGCGCACTTGTGGCAAAGATGAAACTCGAATTCTTTGCTGTCGGGGTTGATAGTGTCCACGAATTCGCCATAGCCTCCCGACATTTTAAGGGTGAGGGCGTTCGGAAAAGTCCCGTAGTACTTATCCGCCCGCATAACCTTTGAGCATTTGTCGCAGGTCTGAGTCAAGTTCTCATTCGTTGCGATAATTTCCGCCCGTGTTGGCTGTCGTGTCATTCGCTTGCTCCTTCTGTGTTTGTGTGTGCTTGGTCTGCCACTGCGTCCCATAGTTGGCGCATTGCTGAGCATAAGTACTGAGCGTTCAAGTCCGTCAGGCTTGGGAACTTTGCGCCGTGGTTGATCTCTTGCACTTCTTCATCGAGTTCATTGCTTGCCCATAGGCTAAGAGCCTGCACTCGTGTGTTGATGTTGTTGTAGTAGTCCTCACACTCTGAATTGCTCCAGTCCCCGCCAAGGTCGCGCAGGTCATCGAGTGAATACTCTCGGTCATCGTGTAGCCACTCACCCATTGAGCGGGCGCAGTCCTTGACCTCTGTCGTCCACGCCTCGCCCCCTGCAATATCAGGGAGAAGATTAAAGATGTCGAAGAATTCTCCACCTTCAATCTTTGCGAGTGTTGCCTTGATTTCTTTACCTGTTGTCATTTTTCTCCCTTTCCTAGTTGTTTCTATAGAAGTCAATTGCCCAGTCATAGACCGCGCCCTCGGTGAGTTCAATCTCATCTTTGTCGGTGAAGTATTTCACCGTAATTTCTCCAAGGTCTACATCCTCGGTGATATTTACTCCGTCGTTATCTCCTCCTGCTACATCCTCAAAGAATAAGGACATAGTACGGAAACGGTTTGGCGCTTGCTCGGCAAAGATTATGGGATTACTAGCCCCCATATCCTCGGCCTCTTCTAACTCTGCCCGTACTTCGTCGGTCAGGGCTATCACTTGCTCGTTGCGGGTCTCTAACACCTCAAGGATGTTGGTGCCGTTGCAACATTCGCATCCGCTTTCACACCCACCATAGTCGCGGGTGCCGTCGGGCTTGTCTTCCAAATAGATTGAGCACTTGCAGGTCTCACACATCATAGCCATTATTTGCCCTCCTTCTCTACTTCTTGGTCAATCCTTGCCACAATCCAAGCCAACGATTGGTTGCTTGCAATTGCGTGGTATTGGTTGCGTAGGGCGCGGTAAATCTCCTCGCCGTCTGACCCTTTACCTTCTGTAATTTGATAACCTTTATATTGAATCATTTTCTGCCCTTCCTAGGCTAAGAGGGGGCGGTGTTGCCCTCCTCTAGTGCCCCCGTTGGATTATGAATCCGCACCCTATCGGCGGGGGCCATTTTGATCGATTTTGATTAGATGAATGCGTTAGCAACCGCTAGGACATTCTCATATTCCATAATGCCATCCTCCCATTGTTTGACCGCTTCTCTCACCTCTTCAATCTCCCATAGTTCTCTCGGGTCTGCCGTGGTGTCTCCCGATAACATACTCATAATGTGATTCCTATTCATTCCCTGCCCCCTTGATGATAGATAGTGCTTCTTCTTCCGTCTCTGAATATCCAAAGTAATCATTTGCCCCCACCTTATATTGATAGCGGTAGGCCATCCAACCGTCTAGCCCCGTCGCTTCTATTGTGTGTTCCATCATTTGCCCTCTTCAATCCATATATAACCGTAATCCCTAGCGGTCTGCCATTCCTTCATTAGCGCTTCTGCTTCCTCGCGTGTCGCGTAATCCTCCTTTGATGTGAAGCGGGCGTAACTCTTGGCCCTCTTAGGATTCTCATAAGAGCCGTGCACGGTGTAGGTCATAGCGCCACCTCCACATCTTGCGCGGTGCCGTGCTCTTGGATAAACCATTCTAGTTTATCAAGGGCATCTACATCCCCATCATCTGTCACCCTCTCCAACTCTTCCTTGGAGATTACGAAGAGGGTCTGTCCTGCCGTGGTATCGGTGTCAATTGTCCACCAATCGCCATTCTCGTTTGCTACATATAGGATGCTCATTACTTCACCCCGCAAGCGCTTAGGAATCGGGCACGGTCAAATCGTGGATTGTCCGATTCTAAGGAATCTGCCATATTATCGGCTAAGACTTCTAGGGCATATTCGTCAATCACTTCATCTAGATTCTTGATTACATCTGCTATCATCACATAGTCTTTACGTGTCATCTTTTCTATCTCCTCGTAGGTCAATTCAAGTCGGTTGACTTGATAAGAGAAAGATATACGGGTGTCTACCGTATGTCAACACCAAACAAGGATTATTTGATAACGATTTGATAACGATTCCAAGGGTGTGCCGTGTCGATATGTCGACAATTGCAAGGGGTTGGATGGTTGAAAGTTCAACTACTTTATTACTTGCTAGTAACTTAGGGAGATTCTACAGGGTAGACAGATAGCCCTTGAATGTCTAAGGGTTAGGCAAAGGGTTATTAATAGACAGATGATGACGATATGTCTAGGGTGCCAGAAGTGGAGCCCTCCCTTGTTTTTTCTCTTAAAGTTATCCACAGGTTTATCCACAGGCTTGCAGGGGGTGGGGGGTTATCCACAGGCTGTGGAAAACGGACGCGGGGGTGTTAAGTCTGACGGCACCAGCATACATACTCCCTCAAAAGAAATTTGCACTAAAGTGAGATCCCCGTGAATGTCCTAGTTTGTATACATATTAATGTGACCTTGATAACAAATAGAAAATAAAATCTACCGTAGACGGGAAATGGGCTATTTTTTCTGCCTTATATATAGTAGGGGAGTAAAACGATCCAGTACTAGTTTTACGACCTGTATCGCTACGTTGGCACTACGCGAGTCCCCCTAGGACGAGCACCAACTTACCCCTCGCTTCGCTGTGGCTTGCTCGGGCGTTAAGCCCGAACTGCTACTGCTTTTAGTGGGGATAGTTCTATCTCCAGTATAGAGATTCTTCCCCTCCAGTATAAAAATTTTTTTTCGCGCCTTCGGCGCTTTATTAGGAGGATACGTGGCTGAGAAGTCTAGTGACATCGCCAAGCGAGTGATCCTCTCTGGTGTGGCAGAAGGTATGACTATCGAAGCAGCCACGGCTGCTGCTGGTAAATCCTACAAGACCTACGAGTACTACCGTAGAACCGATAAGAACTTTTGCGACAAGGTTGACCGAACAAGACTAGGACTCAAGGATAAGAACTACGCATCCTCCGATGTCCACGATCTTACCTTTGCCGAGTTCCGTCAACGTTACCTCCACTCTCAGACCTTTGCTCACCAACAGAACCTGATCGATGTGATCGAGGGGCGTGAACCTTCCTGGCTACATCCCAGTATGAAGTTCGAACCAGGTCTGGCTAGTAACCGTATCCTTATTAATATCCCGCCAAACCACGCCAAGTCTATGACCGTGACGGTAGATTACGTTACCTGGCAGGTTTGTCAGAACCCTAACTTTCGTGTGCTGATTGTCTCTCAGACTCAGCAACTAGCAGCCGACTTTCTCTACGCCATCAAGCAACGCCTGACTCATCCTAATTATGAAGCACTGCAACAGGCATACGCTGCTGGCGTAGGGTTTAACTCTAAGACCGCCTCCTGGCAGGCAACCCGTGTGACCTTTGGTGATGAACTCCGTGAGTCATCTGAAAAGGACCCAAACATCGAGGCCGTCGGTATCGGTGGTCAGATCTACGGCAAGCGTGCCGATATGATTATCGTAGACGATGCGGTAACTCTCAAGAACGCTAACGAGTTTGAGAAGCAGATCCGCTGGCTAACCCAGGATGTGCGCTCTCGTTTGAACCCTACTGGTAAGTTAATTATTATTGGTACTCGCGTATCTGCAATTGATCTTTACAAAGAACTACGTTCCGAGGACCGCTACCCAGGTGGCCTTGTTCCTTGGAAGTATTTGGCTATGCCAGCACTACTAGAGACACACGAGGACCCCGAGAAGTGGGTTACGTTGTGGCCTGCATCAGATGCACCCTTTGATGGGCAGATGGAATCTGATAAGAACGAAGATGATCTTTACCCCCGCTGGAATGGTCGTAACCTTTACAACGAACGTCAGGCAATGGATGCATCTACCTGGGCGCTGGTTTACCAGCAGCAGGACATATCAGATGATGCAATCTTTGACCCAGTATGTGTGAGAGGTTCTATTGATGGTATGCGTAAAGCAGGTCGTTTGGTTCCTGGTCACCCAGGCCATCCGCGTGACCTTAGCGGCTTCTCTATTATTTGTGGTCTTGATCCCGCTATGGTTGGTGATACAGCCGTCGTTTGCTACGCTATTGATCGGGTTAGTCATAAACGCTATATCGTTGATGCTATTAAGATTACTCGTCCTACGCCTGCTGCAATCCGTCAGATAATCTTTGACTGGACTGCGCTCTATCAACCTAGCGAGTGGATTGTAGAAAAGAATGCGTTCCAGTCTTTCCTTACTCAAGACGAAGGTATCCGACAGAACCTGGCCTCACGAGGAGTGCTACTGCGGGAACACCATACTGGATCCAATAAGTGGGACTCAGGCTTTGGTGTTGCGTCAATGTCAACTTTGTTTGGCACCAAGCAACACGACGGCAAACACCACCGCGACAATCTTATCCATCTTCCGTCAGATCAAACAGAAAATATCAAGGCGCTCATCGAGCAACTAATTACCTGGTCACCTACTACTAAGGGTAAGACCGATATGGTGATGGCACTGTGGTTCTGTGAGATCCGTGCACGTGAGATGCTTAACCAAGGTATGCACAAGACCCACCATATGAAAAATCCATTCCTGTCTCGTAGTGAGATAGGCAAACGAACAGTTATCAATATAGATGAACTGCTCGCAGAAAAAGACCGTACATTCATCTAATAAGGAGATACCGTGAACGAAAAAGAAATTCGCGCTTTACTAAAAGAAGCCGAGGCTGCTGCCAAGAGATACAAGGCTGAACTTAATGCTAAGGCTAAGTCTCCTGATGATGCTCGCAAAGCAAATAGCAAGGCATTGTCAAAAATGACACCTGCTGAAATTAAAGCATCTCAAGCGGTCTTAAAAAATAAAAAGGCTTTAGAAACAAAGAAGTTACAAAACAAAAATACTGCTATTGCCAATAAGATTAAAGGTGGTAGTGGTATGCGTGGCGGTCTTGGTTCAATCGGTGGTAGCGGCGGTCTTCGCGGAAATGTTAATAAATAATGGCACAAATGAAGAAGCCTACGCCTAAGAAGCCAGCAGCACCACGTACACCATCAAAAGGTGTTAAGACTCCTATGCCTAAAATTTCAGGTGCTAAGCCTGGCGTCAAGAAGCCTATGCCAAAGGTTACAACAAAGCCTCGCATAGTCCAGATGCCTAGCAAGATTTCTCCATCAAAGATGACGCCTGCACAAAAGGCTAAGTACCTTGCAAACCCAGAACGTTACGACGGTTAATTATGGCTAAGAAAAAAGACAGCAATCTTAAAAAGGTAGGCCGCTTTGTAGCCAATGAAATGCTTGGCGTTGATGATGCTAAGCGTGCAGTTAACAAAGCACGCAAGGGCGATTTCAAAGGAGCGCTAAAATCTGCAGCAACTGCAGCATTTGAAGCAGGTACAACAGTATCTGGTGCAGGTCTTGCAGCAAAGGCTGGTGCCAAGATTGGCTTAACCGCAGGTAAAGCAGCAGCAAGAACAACCTCTAAGAAGGTTGGCAAAGAAGTTTTGAAAAGTTCTAATAAGGCAAGAGGTTCTGGCTCTATGGTTTATCCAAAGCCAGCAATGGGTAAGAAGACTGCAACTGCTCCTAAGCGTGATGTTGTTGTCAAAACAGACGACAAAGTAATTCCTATCAAAGATAAAGGTTACATCAGTAAGACTGGTGAAAAGTCAATTAAGACAAACACTAGAAAGCCTACTGTCCGTGTTGTAGAAAAAGAAGTTACACGCGATATGGCAAATGCCCGTACCGTTGCAAGTAACAGACTTCGTTATGCAAATGCTAAGAAAGATGCAGAACGTGCCCGTGATGCATCAGTCAAGGCTTCAAAGAAGCCAACAGCAGGTAAAGTTGTAGGTGGTGCAGTAGGTGCTGCTGCTGGTGCTCCAGCACGTGCAGCCGTAACTAATTCTAATAAGAAAAAGAAGAAGTAAGGAAAACAATTGTTATCAACTAAAGAGGTAGTAGCCAAGGTTAGTCGCCTACAAACGCGCTACGCCGCACGTGACCAGAGAATGCGTGATGTGCTCTCTGTACGTCAGGGAGACATTAGCAAGGTTTACCCTGCAATGTTTTCAGAGGAATACCCAAAGCCTCTAGTTGCTAACTT